CTCAAAACAGGGCTGTATCCGAACTAGAAACGGAACTAGTTTCCGAAGGTCGTTCGGATTACTAAGCGTTGAGCCATGAGCCACAAGGGAACATTCATGATGGGCCCCCAAAGATGACTTTGGGTGCGAAGCGCGTGCGCACGCGACCCACGGATTCCGGACCAGATTCCAGACATCCAAGCAACAGCCCTCGAAGAAACACCTTCGAGGGCGAGAGAACGAAAACAACAGATCGATCCCAGGAAGGCAAACCAATGTCCGCCCCATCACTGTTCGAGGACACGGAACCCATGGCCGTCTACCTGGAAAGGCTTCCGACGACGATCGCATACACCGACGGCTCCTGTCTCAACAACCCTGGAGGCCGTTCCGGCGCCGCTGCGATCCTGTCCACGGAAAAAGGCGTCCGGATTCTTCGTCAAGGCTTCATGTCGTCCACGAATCAACGGGCCGAGCTTCTTGGCCTTCTGATGGCCCTAGAAGCCTGTCCACCTGAAACCCGGCTCCTAGTTCGTTCGGACTCCCGATACGCCGTTGACGGCTTCCGCACGCACCAATACGCCCCGGATTTCCGCCTCCCGATGGCGAACCGGGATCTTTGGGTCCGGATCCGCACCGCGGCCCGTCTCCTGGAGTCCGTGGAAACCGAATGGATCAAAGGGCACAACGGCGACCCCGGGAACGAGGAAGCCGATCACCACGCCGGCGAGGCTGCCCATTTCGGTCCCTGGATCCACGATACCGACGAGATCCCGAAATCCCCGTTGTCAATTCCCTAAATCCAAGCTACATTTATCAAGGAACAGGGGCCGCGGTGGTCCCGGCAAAGGAATCCAATGATCATCGCCATCGATTTCGACGACACCCTTTTCCAGTATGTCCCATCGGCTGACGGCTCCCCGGACTACTCTGGCCGCCCTGGCTCCATTGGCCGGCCCAACTACCCAGTCCTGTTCCAGGCCAAACAGCGCAAGGCGGCCGGGGACCAGTTGATCCTTTGGACCTGTCGCGAAGGAAAGGCCCTGGCCGAAGCGGTCGAGATCTGCCGGCTTCATGGCCTGGAGTTCGACGCCGTGAACCGGAATCTCCCTGGACGCTGCGGGTCGGGCGCATGGCCGGATTCCAGGAAGATCCATGCCGACGAATACTGGGACGACAAGGCCGTTAAGATCTGGCCGTCGACATGATCCGCAGCCACCTAGGCCTTGTACCTCCGGCCCTCCTGCCCTTCCTTCCGGGCCCCCTTCTCAGGTCCACGCACCTCGTCGTCTGTTCCCTCCGCGGCAAGTGCTGGGGCTCCCAGGCCACCAAGCTCCGCTTCGTCTCCATGCACTCCTGGACCAAGCTCCACGCCTACCACCTCCACGTCATCCGGGAAATGGTACACCGCGGCTACAACACGGCCCCACGGTGGAAGTTCCCCGGACACAGGGGCCGGAAGCTGCCACCCTGGCCACTGGATCCCCAAGGACCGGCGACCAGCACCCAAGGGTACCCGGAACATGGGTCAAATGCCTACACGGACTCCTTGGCCCTCCTACGCCGAAAGGCGACAGGAGGCAAGTGGACACCAGAAGACAGGATCCGCCTGGAAATGGCGCCGGAAAGGGCCTGAGAATGCTCTTAGCCCTGGCCGCCATTGTCCTTGGGATCTTGATTCTTCGCTTCCGGGCCGTGTCCAAAGACCCGATGTAGCCATCCTGCAGGATCCACCTGCACCCCGGGGCCCGGCCCTTTCAGCAATTCCAGCCGGACCCGGGTTTCTATTTTATTTTGTCCTTGTCCCTTGACTTCTGTAGTTCCTTGGTGTATTCTTTGTTCATGGTCAGGCGAAATGTTTCGGCGGCCACATCAAACGAGACGGCGATGAGAAAGACCATCCATACCCCAGGAATCCAGATCGACGGTCCCCGTGCTTGGTGGGTTTCCAATCCCATGCAAACGGACCGCGGGATCGTGGTTGCTCGGGTCGACGCCACAGACACCACTGTCCGTTACCCCTCCGATGAGCAGCAGGCCGCCGGAGCCCCTCGATACGTGGCTACCCCGGAAGGCCAAGGAAAGCACCCTGGATACCTGTTGGACCTGACCGATGAGGACCTTTTGGCCCATCCGGAACTCAATCCGGGCCGCCTTGTTTGGCCGCACGTGGTCGATGGTCCTCGTCCCGTCACACGCATTGTCACCCCGGCCGAAGCTCAAGCGGTCGTCGACCGCCTCTGCAACGAGGAGTAACTTTCAAGGCCCTTCGGGGCCTTTCCCACACTCCAGGAGTCCCAGATACATGGATCGCATCCTCACAGTCCAGGAACCCTACGCCAGCGCCCTGGTGCACGGAATCAAGCATTTCGAGTTCCGCTCCTGGAAGATTCCTCCTGGCGTCAAGGTCTGGATCCACGCCGGAAAGACGGCCGGTGTCCATTTCGACAAGTTGGCCCAGTGGCTCCGGGAAAACGGAGACCATGTAGCTGCGGACTACATCGAGTGGACCGTAGGAACCGACGACACCCCGCGCCCCGATCTCTCCAGTTCCACCTTGGCCCAGGCCATCTACCACTCCAAGGGCCGCCGTGACTCCCTAGAGTTCCCTTTCGGCCACATCGTCGGGTGGTGTGTTTTCGGGGAACCCATCCAGACGACCGGCGAAGAGTGTAAATTCGGAAAGTTCGCCAATCCGGTCGAACGCTTCCACGCTCTCGATCCCAAGGACTGGAAGATGCACAAGGGATCTTTGGGCCTTATGCCCTTTGGAGGTATCTCATGAAGCAGTCCCCCCTTTCCACCGTCCGCCACGAAGCGTCCGGCACCCGCGGCGGCGGTATGTCGGGTTCCTACGGCACCAACCGGGCGCCTCGTCGCCGGTGAGCATCTACCTGGAGGCTCAGGCCATTGCGGCTTCCGGGAAAAAGATCCTGGTCATGGTTTCCCGTGGCCGGGATTCTTTGTGCATGGTCCAAACTCTTCTGGACCACGTTCCAAGGGACCGCCTCGTCTTCCTGCACCTCCGCACCTATCAGACCCTGGACTACATCAACCAGCACCTGAAGCAGATTGAAGCCCGGTTCCAGATCAAACTGGAAATCCAGCCCAGTCGCCAAGCCAACAAGATGAAGACGGGCAAGAACGGCGATTTCTCCAAGGAACGGGACCACTGGCGAAACTTCTACGAATGTGACCTTTCGGCCTACGGCTTCCGCATGGACGAATCAGTCTCCAGGGCATGCATCATGAAAGCATGGCCCAACGGGATCAACGAGAAGTCCAAGGAATGCTACCCCTTGAAGCGCTGGAACAAGGCCATCGTCACCAAGTACGCCAAAGCCAAGCGCCTGCCGATGGCCGTGGAATACGAATACGGGTACCGGGACATCGACATCTTCACGGGAGTAGGCGCCGTTTGGCTCCACGACACCTTTCCAGACGACTTCCACCGCGCCTGTGAAGAGGATCCCAACCTAGGCCCAGAATACACCAGAGCCTCCGGAAACCCCCTATGACCATCCCCACCCTCTCCAAGTTCCAAGGCTACGAGATCCAGCGGATAGCTCGTTCCCAGATCCAAAACGCCCCATACAACCCCCGCCGCATTTCCGCCGGCAACAGGGAGCGTCTTTCCAAAGGGCTCCAGCGCCACAAGCTCGTCATGCCCCCCGTCTGGAACAAGCAAACTGGGAACCTCGTCTCTGGACACCAGCGCCTTTCCATCCTGGACGAAAAGCACAAAGGACAAGACTACTCCCTCGACGTGGCCGCCATCGACGTCCCAGAGTCCGAAGAAGTCCAGATCAACATCCTCCTGAACAACGAAAGCGCCATGGGAGAGTTCGACACCCAGGCCGTGCAGCTTCTGTCCCAAGAATTCGAGTTCGACCTCTCAGACGCCGGATTCTCCAGGGAAGACCTCTACATCAATTTCGAGTTTGACAAGCCCCTTGCCCCAGAGAAGTCACCAGAAGAGAAACAGGAGATCAAGGAAAAACGAGACCTTCAGAAACAAGCCTACAGGGAAGAAATGGCCCAAGGCCTCGGACAAGATGGCGCCACGACCAAGCAGGACTACACCCTGCAGATCGTTTTCCCCAACAACCTCCAGGCACATGAGTTCCTCCGGCACCACGGCTTAGACGCCACCAAGCGATACTTCCCGGCAGACTTGTTCCTAGAGGCCATAGGGATCCAATAACTGGTTTTTGAGTTATTGCCCCATAGTTTTTGGTTATTTTAGTTTTTGAACCACTCCCAAAAACTAGGAACCAAAAATGGCACGGCCCAAAGGCTCCAAAGACAAGGCACCCCGCAAGCCACGCAAGGACACCCTAGAACGCATCGCCCAGACCCGCGGCTCCATTCTCCCCAATGGCAAGCCGAACCCCGAAGCCCCCTTCGGCTACAGTCCCAAGGGGATCCCCCTACTTGTGAAGCCGCTCAAGCCTCCCAAGTCCAAAGAAGGCAAGGAAGCCCTACTCCGTGTTGCAAAGGAAAAAGGACTAGTAGCAACAATCGAGCCAAAGGCCAAGAATCCAGGGGGCAGGCCCGAGAAGTACGTGGATCCGGAACAGGTGAAACAGATGGCCTTGATCGGGTGCACTGACCAGGAGATAGGGAGCATCACTGGTTTGAGCCAGGATACCATAGCTAAAAAGTTTCGCGGACTCATCGACGAATACAGGGACCAAGGGAAGATGTCCCTGCGCCGTCTGCAGCTCAGAATCGCCCAGGGACGTCCGGGGAAAGTGCGCGTGATCAAGGAGGACGGCGGCGAAAGGATCGAGGAACTGGAAGTCGGGATTCCCCCCAGTCCCCAGATGGCCATCCACCTAGGCAAGCATTGGCTAGGACAACGGGACACGGCCCCCACGAACAATATCCTGGTGCACAATGCCCAAAGGGACGCCCCCCTTGGCCCCACGCTCATGTCCCCAGAGACAGAATCCCGCCTCGCTCTCCTGTTCCTGGAGATCTGCCCCGAGGCCTCAGAAGGCGCCGTGCGCCTGGACAAGTCCCTGGAAGTCGCATGAGCCATCGGATCGACTGGTCCTTTGACCAAGGGAAGCTCCTGAAACAGATCCTCCGGAATCCCCACCTCATTGGGCGCATGGTGGGCAAGGACCTTCTGGAACAGCAGCACAGTGACTGGATCAGGTGGACATGGGGCCAGCCGTCCGGGGTCCACACGGGCATCCAGTGTCACCGCGGCGCCTACAAGACCACGGCCATCACGGAAATCGGGATCATCTGGTGGTGGCTCTTTCACCCCAACGACCGTATTGCCCTGATTCGAAAGACGTTCACGGCCGCCGCGGACTCCCTGGCCGTGATCAAGCAGCTCATGGAACGGGAGGAGATCCGGGAACTGTTCCGCCTTGTCCACGGTAAGGCCCCTGAGTTCGTGGAGAAGAGGGCCGACCGCCTCACCTTCGACTTCAAGCGATCCGTGACCAAGGAAGGGTCCATCGGCGCCTACGGCATCAACAACCTGCCCACCGGTCTCCACGTCGACCGCGCCCTCTGTGACGACATCGTGACCGACGACGACAAGTATTCGAAGGCCGAACGGGAAAAGACGATCCACAGCGTCCAGGAGCTTTTATCCAACATCATCGACCGCGGCAAGAGCGTCATGTTCGTTGGTACCCCCTGGCACAAGGACGACGCCTGGGAAGCCGTGATCAATGCGGCATGCCCCAACGGCGTCAAGAAGTTCGACAGGGATTCCACAGGCCTGATCTCAGACGAGGAGTTCGCCAAGATCTGCACCCTGAACACGGCAGCCATGATCGCGGCCAACTACTACCTGAAGCACATAGCATCCGACGACCTTCTGTTCCAGAGCGTGGCCAGGGAGTCCTACTGGCTCAACGGCATTACCCACCATGTCACAGCGCACCTAGACGCCAAGTTCGACGGCGACCATACTTCCGGCCTCACGATCATGCAGCAGCTTCCAGAGACCGCCCCCAATGGCCGCCCCTGGATCCAGATTACCGGCTACTGTTCCGACAAGCACGTGGAGCTTTGGGCCGACGAGATCGTGGATAGGTGCATCCGTGCCAAGGTGCGGCACTTCTACAACGAGAACAACCCGGACAAAGGCGCAAGTTACCGGATGCTCATGGCCAAGTTCAAGGCCAAGGGATACACGATCAACGTCTCCAAGACCCCCCAGGTGTACAACTACCAGGAGACGATGAACAAGCAGCACAAGATCCAGACGCATCTTCTACACCACTGGCAGAACCTTGTCTGGGACATCAACTGCGATCGGACCTACAGGAATCAAGTTCTAGACTACCAGGAAGGTGCTGAGCCCGACGACTGCCCAGATTCCGCCGCAAGCCTCCTGGCCCGTTTCTACGATGAGACAAAGGCCACCACCGGCAAATCCCCCCTTGCTTCCAGATAGAGCATATTTTCCATGGAAACCAAAGGAACCCAATGTCCGATACCCAAAAGAACCAGATCCTCCGCTTCGACGGCATGGCCAACGCCCTTTCCGGATTCTCAGGCACCCAGGATAAGACGTCCTACAGCCAGTTTCTCCTGGACTATATGCGCCCAGACGTCGAACTCACGGCGATTTGGGCCGGCGGCGGCATCGGCCGGAAGATCTGCACCAGCCGCCCCGACGACATGGTCCGTGCCTGGATCACGGTCCCAGAGGACACCGACGGCACGATCCTGAAGGAACTGGACAAACTGAACGCCCGCACCACGATCCGGGATGCACTCTACTGGACGGAACTGTACCGCGGCTCCATCATCGCCCTTGGCGGCCTTGACACCGCGTCCGACATGTCCCAGGCTCTGGCCAGTGTTTCCAAGCCCCTGGCATGGCTCAAGGTGTACCCGGCTTCCCGGATCCTGAACGACGAGAGCGACTTGGTTCTGGATCCCAAGTCCCAGTACTTCGAGGACTTTGAGCACTTCCGGGTCCAGAAGCGGTTCACCAGCACGGGCCCAGAGACCAAGATCCACGTCTCCCGGTGCATCGTGTCCAAGGGCCTCCCGGTCCCAGAGGACAAGGACACATCGTTCGAGTACAAGTACATCTATTGGGGCATGAGCCGCCTGCAGGCCGTGTTCCAGGAACTGGCCAACGTCTCCACAGTGCAAAAGGCATTCGGGAACCTAGTGCACGAGGCGACCGTAGGGATCATGAAGCTGGAAGGCTTGGCCGAGATCCTCGCCGGCGAAGATGGAGGCAAGGAAGCCCTGAAAACCGTCATGGATGCCATTGCACGGGCAAAGAGCGTCTTGAACATGGCGATCATTGGCCCCAACGACGAGTTCAAGCGGGATTCCCTGAATACCGGCGGATGGATGGACGTGGCCATGATGTTCCGGCAAGAAGTCGCCGCGGCCGCCGATTCCACGATCCCCAGGCTCTACGGGATCCCGTCGTCTGGCCTCGGTGGCGGCGGATCGGACGAAGAGGCGAAGAAGAACTACAACGACAGTATCCAAGCCGACCAGGAAACCAGACTCCGGCCCATGCTCCAAAGGCTCATTGGGTACATTGCCCCGGGCCTCGGGTTCCCTGAAGACATCGAATTCAAGTTCAACCCACTTTCTACGCCAACGGAAAAAGAGATCGTGGAGATTCGGAAGATCGTGGCCGAAACCGACAAGATATACGCCGTGGACATCGGAAACGTGGATGGAATGGAGATCCGGAAGTCCCGGTTTGGAGGCACATCCTACAGCCGGGAAATGGTCCTGGACCCATCCCTGTCCGACGATGCCTTCGAGCCGGATCCAGTTCCGCCCGTCATTCCTGTCCCCAAGGTCCCCGCTGCCAAGGTGCCCGCGGTCCCTGCACCCAAGACCCCGGCCAAGAAGTAGCACATGGCCGCCGATCCCATGTTCCACGCGCTTCTAGTTCAGAGGCGCCGGCAGCTCCTGATCCAGTCCAAGGGCCGCCCTGTCCCTGTCCCCAAGGTCCCAGCACCGCGGTACCCCGTGCTCTTGGAACGGAAGTACGCTGCATGGCTCATGCGCCTCCTGCAGCCCCTGGCCACGGTGTCCAACGCCTGGACCAAGAACGAGTATCCCCAGGTCCTGGAAGAGTACCGAAAGGACTCGAGCGACTTGCACCAGGACGCCGATTCCAACGCCATGATCTTCCGCCTCACGGGTTCCCTGTTCCAGGCTCGGGCAGAAATGGACCTGGAACCAGGAGGATCGGCATCGGCCGCCATTGCCGGGACCGCGGAGTCCGTGAACTCCTTCGTCGCCAGGCGGTACGCCATGGAGCGCCGGATCGCCCTGGGGTCCGTGTACGAGACTTCGGAGCCCTGGGTCCAAGAAGCCCTGTCCGAGTGGACAGAAACCAATCGCAAGCTCATCAAGTCCTTGACCGTCGAAGCCCAGAACCGCATGGAATCCATGGCACTGGAAGCCGTGCAGACAGGAGAACGTCCCGAGAGCCTTGTGTCCAGGATCTACAACCTGAACCGGTCCACAGGCATCGCAAGGGCCAAGCTCATCGCTGCGGACCAAGTGGGCAAGCTCACCGGGCTCCTAGCTGAGAAGCGGTCTTTGGCCATCGGCATGGACACATACACTTGGCAGACGGCGATGGATGAGCGGGTCCGCGGGCGCCCGGGCGGCTTGTACCAGATGGCACGGCCGAGCCACTGGGCCGCACAGGGTAAGATCGGCATCTTTGGCAAGGGCGACGTGTGGTTGGTGGATGGGAAACAGGTTCCAAGGGGCACGAATGATCCAATAGGCGCCCCCGGAACTCCGATTCGCTGCCGCTGTGTCGCCGGCTCAAGATGGGAAGACGTCTTCAAGCCCATTGATGAAGAACTGCTCTCGGACCCCTACGTCCTGGCCGAAATGGGCAAGGGCCCATGGCCTGGATCTTGAAATCCGTGACATAGTGCACGTTTTCCGATTAGATTCCTTGAAAACGCAAAAAACTAAACCAGGGGGATCCATGCTCCAAACAGTGTCGACAGTTCTCCTATGCACCGGTGCCGCCGTGCAGGTGGCCGGCAGCAACGCCCCCGACGGGATCCAGCATTCCGGGAACGTGCTCTTTTCGGCCGTGGCCTCCGGTTCCGGTACCTGGAGTATCACGTTCTCGTTCGCCGCACACCTGGGCAACGGGGCCTATGATGCTTCGGACATCAAGACCTTGACCGTCGCCAATACGGACGCGGGCGGCGTGAAGACCTTGGCCGTGACCACCGGCGCCAAGAACTTCCGAGGCTGGATCTCCGCGGTCACTGGCACGGTTGCTGGGTCCCTGTTCGTGGAGGGTGTCTGATGGGCTGGGACACTGAAATTGGCCGAATCAACACCAACAATCTGAGCGAGTAGGAGTCCATCATGGCCATCAGATACGAGAGACTTGGGGAAGCCCCCCGATACCGGGACATTTTGATCGCGGACACGGAAGCCGAGCTTCTGGCCGCCAATCCGACAACAGAGATCGCCGAGGGATACGCCAAGGACACTGGCATCAATGCCGACTATGTCCAGGGCAAGGGGTGGAAGGTAGGCGGGGCGACGAAGAACCCCGACGGCTCCACCTCCTTCGCCGGGCCGCTGAGGGTCGAGGGGGCCTTGGAGGCGGACGGCGCTTCCTTCGCCGGGCCGGTGCAGGCGCCGGGGATCGCCGCAGATTCGGCATCCATCGGCATCGTGAAAACCAGGGCTGCGCTATTGCGCCCGGGGAATGTGTCGTTCAATGCATTCGATCTCCTGAACTCCAGGCTACAGGGGTACTTTGCAGGTGACAATTCCTCCGAACTCCAATACATCAAGGACGCTGGCGGGCTGTATGTGCGCGTCATGTATCCGGTGTTCTCATCCGCGCAGTGGACGACTCAGGTGTTTGCTTCTGGGATTCCTTCCCGCGATTTTGTCGACTCTGATTTCCGTGCGACATTTCTCCAGTATTCTGATGAACTGTTTGCCGATTTTGAAGAGTACGGGCTGCTCATGAATCCGTGCCTGTTCTGGGGGGCAGAGCAGACAACTGGTGCGCTAGGCGAGACTGTCGCCACTGGTTTTCTGGCTGGCTCCGCCACCCGAGCGTTCATGGTACGATTCACCAAGTGGTTTGGTGCACGGTATGGGAATCATCCGGCGTTGGGCTTTGTTTCGTTCGGGAATGAGTGGTATCCGTCGGAGCTTAGTGCGTCATCCCCGAATAGCGCAGCCGTCCTCGCGTCGTGCTACGCAGAGCTGTCGGACGCACTGAGTGTTTCGGCCCCTGGAGTACTTCGCACAGCTGACAGTGTTTATCCGGTGGCGGACGACTCTGCTGCCCGTAATACCATCGATTTCATGATCGGCGTTTATGCGGAGATGTTCACTCCACTTGATGCTTGGAATCTGCACATTTACACCAATTTTTACAACTACGTGGGGCGTGATTCCGTGTACGACTCATCCGTTGACGTGGCCCCTGACAACGATTTCGGCTATGAATTTCTTGATACGTCGGTGGCCGCGTTCGCCGCTGCTGCACACGCAAGGGGGAAGCTGTTCATCGTGGGGGAGATTGGCGTAAATCTGACTCAGGAGGCCGCGACCGATAGCAAGAAGCAGGAGCGGTTTTACAGTTCGGCGGCAAAGTACGCAGACCTGACCATGATTTGGAATGTACAGCCGGAAGACAGAGCCACGGTGCCAGGAAGTTCCCAGACGCAGATCTACATCGCTCCGGGCACGCCTCGGGGAGACATAAACAAGAAGCTAGTCCGGGACCTGAATCACTCCATCCGAGGCTCCTACCCAGTGGGAATAGCAGACGACGGCGCCAGGGATCTTGCGAGCCCTAAGGCGTGGGTGACCACAAGCACCACGGCGGCTTCAAACGTCGTTGCTCCAGTAAAGTCCGCCGTGGGCGCCGCCGCGTTCTCGATTATGGGGTGGTTCCGTGCAAATGAAGTTCTCGCCGATTTTGCACAGATTTTCCGCTTTCGTACTGCCACTGACGATGGGGTGTCCCTCATAGCCTCATCGGTGGACAACGCGGTCTACTTTTCAGCAAAGGCTGGGGGTACCGCCATCTTCAGCACTTCGGGACTTCATAAGTTGACTGTCCCTGGAAAGTGGAACCACGTAGCCTTTGGGTACATACCCGGCACCCCGAATTTGGTAGATCTCTTCATCGACGGCGTATACTGGACCACGTTGCAGGCATCTGCAGCCATGGACACGCTGCCGATCGACACCACGTTCGTTCTGGGGGACGACAATACAGCCACCGGACTCACTGGCGCAAACGCGTCCCACCAGGATTGGGCTATTCTTCCTGGGCGCATCACTTCCCAGCGGATATTTGACCATGCCTCCGGGAAGGTCGCACCAGAGAGTATTCTGCATTTGCGTGTGTTGAAGGGCGGACCGATCATGGATCTTTCGCGCAGTGCATCGATTGTCACCGTTGGCGCCAGTGCGGTGTACGGGTGAGTCACGTCACCCTCGCCGCATATCTCGCCGCCGTCGCTCTCTGGGCGCTGGCGGTGTTCGTGCGCGACGAGCTGGAGGCCATGGCCCGCCGCGCATGGCACCGGATCGCCTGCGCGTGGATGCAGTGTGACGAGGTGCACGGATGCTGACCATCCGGATCCTCCGCAAAGAGTTCTTCCCAGACACCACGATCGGGGAAACCTACGTCGACGGCAAGCGTCTAGGCTTCTGCCTCGAGGATGCCGTGCGCGAGGTTCCAGGGCGCCCCGTGTCCGAGTGGAAGGCCAAGGGGCAGACGGCCATTCCCGTGGGCACCTACCAAGTCTCCTTGACCATGTCGAACCGGTTCAAGCGCATCATGCCCTATGTGCATGATGTTCCCGGCTTCGAGGGCGTCCGGATCCATGGCGGCAACACGCACCAGGATACCGAAGGGTGCCCGCTGTTCGCCGCTCGGCGCATCGGGGAGCGCATGATCCAAGGCTCCCAGGAAAAGGCGCTGACGGCCATGATCCGAAAAGCCGGAGGCCATGCCACCTTGATCGTGGAGGGACTGCCCTAATGATCCCAGTCAAAGAGTACAAGGCCTCCTTGAAACAGATCTCCAGGCTCCACGGCTTCGTTCCTCCAGGCACCTACGGCCTAGATCCCGTCGCTGGGGCCTCCCGGTGCAACTGGATCGGATCCGACGACCCAAGCGCCAAATGGGCATCTGTCCCCTTGAATATCCTTCTCCCATGGATGAAGCCGTCTTCCGTGCCCCACGACCTCTACTGGTCCGACCTGCACAACGACGGTTCCCATCGCCTGTTTTCCCTGTCCAACTACGAGTTCCGGGAGAACCTAGAACTATTCGCCGGGGATTCCTTCGGCTGGGCATGGCCCAAGATCCTTAGAACCAAGCTGCGGGATGCCCGGCGCTGGGAAGCGGACAAGGCGCACGGGGTACTCATGTCCGATATGTGCTGGGACATCTGGCAAAAGAATGCAGAAATCGAACCTGGACCGGAGGTGCAGAGATGATGATCGAGGTGACTTTGCCGACTGTTGGCGCGTTCGTTGGTGCCGTGTCCTCCATTGGAGGCGTGGCCGGGTACGCGTTCACCCTGTACGGAAACTCCAAGTGGGCACAGCGCAAGTCCCTGCACGATTTGGCGAACAACACGGCCACCAGCATCGCGGAATTGGCTTCGGAGATCTCCAAGAACACCAAGGCCCAGCAGGAGAGGATCTTGTGCCTCGAGATCGAGCACAAGAACTCCAAGGAGACTTTGGCGCGCTTGGAAGGGGTAACCAGGGAACAGATACACGACATCCGGGCCATTGCCCAGGACATGACGGCGATATTGCAGCACGTTTCCGAGATCGCCGGCGAGTGGAGGGAGTGGCGCCGTCGTAACGGGCCACTGAATACCCCGTGATGCGATTTTCCCTTGCATTTTAGTTTTTTGGGATATTTTCCAAGTACAAGGATCCAGAATGCCAAAAACCGCAAAAATCACAGACACCGAAACCAAGTGCCCCAATTGCGGGGGCGAGATGGAAGACGGCGTCTGTAAGGACGGTGCGTGCGGCTACAAGAAGCCGATGGAAGATGGATGCAAGAAGCCCAAGGCCAAGACTGACGGCACCGTGACCCGGGTAGATCGAATCGACTACTGGGGACCCCTGAATCAGATCTCCGAGCGCACGGAAGCCATGGAGACCCTGGCGTCTGGGGCACTCAAGGGCAAGGCGGCTTTTACTTGCGTCGGTGTCTTCCGGTACTTGGCAGAAGACGGCACTATCCCCAACGAGTTCCGGCCCCCTGAAGAAGTCTTCAAAAAGGAATCTCTGGAATCCTGGGAAATTGTCCCCGTGACCAACGGCCACCCCAAGGAAAAGGTCACTCCTGCCAACTACAAGCAGGTGTCCGTCGGATCCTTGGGAGAAGAGATCGAGAACGACGCATACAACGTCTACGCCGAACTCACGATCCAGGACGCCGATGCCATTGCAGCCGTGCAAGCTGGCCGCACGGGCCTTTCCGGCGGCTACTCCTGCGACATGGTTTCCAGCGGTACGGTGTCCTATCCTGTCATGGGATGGCAGCGTGACCCGGCCGACGGCGAGTACAAGGAAATGGAGATCGGGCGCACGGAATACAAGGTCCCCGGCAACTGGGGCGGGATTCCATACGACGAGATCCAAACCAACATCATCGGAAACCACGTCGCACTTGTCGACGTTCCCCGGGGCGGCGATGCCCTTCACCTTCGTTTCGACTCCGCAGACACGGAAGTCGGAATCAGAGTTCCACCCACAGAAGCCCCGGCAACCAAGGCCGACGGCACTACACCACAACTCCGCACAGGAGGAGAGACCATGAAGAAGATCCGTCTGGACGGAGCCGTGGAGCACGAAGTCCCGGAAGCCGTCGCCCTGCACATCGATGCTCTGGATACCAAGGTCAAGGCCCTGGATTCCGAGAAGTCGTCCCTCCAGGGCAAGCTGGACAGTGCCGAAGAGGCCCTGGCCGCCGAGAAGAAGGCCCGCACCGACGAGGCCACCGGCTTCCAGACCAAGCTGGATTCCGCTGTCCAGTCCCGCATCGCCCTGGTGACTCTGGCCACCAAGCACGGCGTCAAGGCCGACGGTGCCGATTCGGACATCCGTTCCGCCCTGATCCTGAAGGCATTCCCGGCCGCCAAGCTGGACGGCAAGGACGCCGCGTACATCGATGCCCGCTACGATGCGGCCCTGGAACTCCTGGAAGCCTCCGAAGCCAAGCGCGAGGATTCCAGCGCCCAGGCGCAGAAGCAGTCTGTGTCCGAAGGCACCCCGGCTGCCAAGTCCGACAAGGCGGACGGCTCGGACTGGTCTTCGTACCAAGCCGATCTCCGCAACAAGTAACCCACCCGTCACCCACCACAGAAACAGAAGGAACATAACATGCCTGCATATGGCGACATGAATCCCGGGGTCGCGGGACTGATCATGACCCAGTACCCCAAGATCGATTCCGGCATTGTCCAGGAGTCCATGACTCCCGGCACTCCCGTCTTCGGCTACACCGGATCGGACAAGAAGATCTGGAAGCTCAAGGCCGACGTGTCCAAGCTGGTTTTCAGTGCGGACCTTTCCGCCTCGAACTCCACCGTGGTCACCGTGAACGGTGTGGCCGCCGCTGCCGTGGGCTACGCCACCAGCCACGCGGCTACCATGACCGCGATCATCAACGCGATCAAGGCCCTGGCCGGCGTGGAAGCCGTCCGGGACTCCACCGACTCCAGCGGCCGCACGATCCTGATTCGCACCAAGGGCGCCACCAGCACCGCTTCGGGCGCCGTCACCGGTGGTTCCGCTGTCACCGTGGCCCCGACCAACGGTCTTTTCGGCCAGAAGTTCCTGGGCATCCTTGCCAAGGGCGACTGTGTCCCGACTTCCGTCGGCGGCACCGGATCCTTCGTGCAGCACGACGCGGCTCCCGTGGTCTACGATGCCGAGATCTGGGCACAGGCTGGCGCCGGCGTCGATTCGCTGGAAAAGGCGTACGTGTCTTCGTCCACCGGTGTCTTTGACGCCAGCGGCCAGGATGTGGGTGCCGTGTGCATCGTGTCCCGCAACTCCGACGGCATCGCGGTTGTCCGCGTTCCTTCGGCCCCTGTCTCTCTCACCTATGCGGACCGCTTCTAGGCGGCATCCAGGCAGAAAGGAACCACCATGTTCGTAAATCGATTGGATGCCGGAGAAACCATCTTCCTGGAGCGCGATCTCCAGACGAAGCTGCGCGACTCCAAGGACGTCAAGCACCGCAAACTCCGGATCCTGAAGGAAAACGTCCTTCCGATCAACACGGAACTGTCGAACGCCGATCGCTCCTTCACCTACGACGTCTACGACTCGTACGGTGTCGCCAAGATCGTCACCAGCTACCGCGCCGGCGACATTCCCTCGGTCGACATTTCCCGCAACGAAGTCACGGGCAAGATCTTCCCCGTCATGGCGAAGATGACCTACGACTTCCAGGAAATCCGGGAAGCTGCCAAGGCCAACATCCCGCTGACCAACAAGCGCCGGGATGCCGTGATCAAGGCCATCGACACCAAGCTGGACCGCATTGCATGGTTCGGGGACACCGACCACAATTTGGTCGGTCTGGCCCAGTATCCGGGTGTCACCGGCGCCACGGTGCCGGCGGATGGTACCGGAGCTTCGAAGACTTGGGCGACCAAGACCGTGGATCTGATCCTCCGTGACATCTACAACGGCATCGCGGCGATCAAGGATCCGACCAACGACATCGAGAGCCCCGACACCCTGGCCCTGCCCAGCACCGTCGCAACGGCCCTCGGCACTCGCATGGTCAACACGGCCAATTCGGGGAACATCACGATCCTGAGTCTCCTGAAGACGGTCCTCGTGGACCTCGGGATCACTCGGATCCTGAGCTTCAACGAACTGAACACGGCCAGCGCCACCGGTGGCACCCGTGCGATCATGTTCAAGAACGACCCGGACAACTTGGAGTTCTTCCTCCCGGTGACCATGGAGTTCTTCAGTCCCAAGGAAGACGGGCTTGCCTACGACGTCCCTGCGCAGGCTCGCACCGGCGGCGCGAAGATCTACCGCCTCCTGTCCGTCTGCTACATGGACGGCATCTAAGACCCAAAGGCGCCGGGCTCCTACACAGGGGCCCGGCCTTTCTTTCCACCCCCAAACAACAGGACAACCAATGTCGGACAACATCCTCATCGAATGGACCGGAGACGGCGCCCAGCACATTGCCACCGAACACGGCAAGGTGTTCATGATCCCCAAGGCCATCACGCCCGTTCCCCTCATCGTCTGGGAAACTGCGCGTCCCTGGTTCAAGGACATCATCGTGCCCAAGGGGACCGTCCTCACGGCCGAACAGATCTCCCAGGGCCGATTCATCGAGCACGCCGCCACCGTCAAGGTGGAGGATGTCCCGGAAAAGAAGGGTCCCGGCGGCAAGATCCTGGAAGCCGCTACTTCCAAGGCCACAATCACCGACGTCAAGGATCTGGCCGACTTGCCGGATTCGGACGCCCGTGCAATCCTTGAAAAGATCGTGGACCCCGCGGTCCTAGGTGCCTACCTGGAATCCCCGGAGCTGGACGACAAGCCGGCTCTCAAGGGAGCCATCGAGCGCCAGATGAATACCGTCGAGGAAAAGGGCTCCAAGAAGAAGGGCAAGTAAGCACATGGCCACGGCCTCGGAGATCCTTTCCATCATAGCGCCTCAGTTCGATTCTGAAGCCAGCCGCCAGGGCCATTTGGACCAAGCTGAGACTTCGACGAGCACCACGCATTTCGGCGTTCTAAGGTCCCGGGCCGTGGCCCTCCGTGCTGCCCATTCCCTGAAACTGGCGACCGACACCGCACGCAACGGCGATGCTGGTCCAGTTTCGTCCAAGCGCGAAGGCGACTTGGGCATTTCGTTTGGTTCCTCCAAGTCCAGCGCATCCGGGTACCTGCAACTGACCGCCTACGGCCAGGAGCTGGCGGCCCTGATCGCCTCGCGTCCGTGTGCCAGCATCACCGGGCTCCCCTTCGTCTTGGCGGGGTGCTAAGTGGCTACGGGCGTCGTCACCAAGAAGAACCTCTGGCCCATGATCAAGGCCAATCTGTCCCTGGCAAAGGGTAGCTATGCCGCCGTGGGGTTCCCTGGAGACGCGCCCAAGTCCAAGCAGTCCCGTGAAGGCAAGGGGATGAACAACATCCAAGTAGCCTTGGCCAATGAGTTCGGAAGCCCCCCGGGCGTTCTTCCCCGTGTCCCTGCGCGTCCCTTCATGCGCCAGACGTTTGGAAGTGGCCGACGCAAGAAGTTCATGGACGCTGGTACGGACCTTTTGGGCATGATCGCCAAGGGCGAAATGAGCACGCGCATTGCACTTGGGCGCCTTGGCACTATGGGATCATCGGCCGTCAAGGACGAGATCACCAGTCCAAGCCCTGCTTTCGTGCCCAATGCGCCTTTCACCATCGCCAAGAAGAAGAGTTCCCATCCCCTGATCGACACCGGCGCCATGCGTGCCGCCGTGACGCACAAGGTCCGGATGAAGTCGGGGATCGGTGCCAAATGAGCCTATTCCCCAAGCCTTTCACCATCGAACGTGTCTCCCGGGCACTGGTCCGTGGGACCTACGTTGACGGGACGCCAGTGCAGCTCACGTTTCAAGGCACCGTGCAGCCTTTGTCCGGGGAAGATATCGCCAGCCTGGAACCGGCTTCCAGGTCCATCGGCAAAGTCTGGATCCGGACCACGGCCGCCTTGCGCAAAAGGACCGATGGATCCCTGGAAAAGGCCGACGTCCTGATCCATGATGGCCGACGTTGGGAAGTCATCGACAACATGCACTTCGACAATGGACTGATCCCTCATCACAAGTACCTTGCCGAGTATCGGGGGAAAGCCACATGACGCCCGATCTCCAGGAAGACGCCTTCCAAGCCATCTACGATATTTGCATGGTGGCCCTGAATCCGTCCTACGATCCCGGCGAGGATCCCGAGAACCCCGCGGTTCCTACCATCCCCATCATCCGGGACCAACAGGACCACAACGCCCCGACGGAGGGCCTGTTCATCGCGATCCAGTCTACCAGCACCTTGGAAGCCCAGGGCACCATGGACGCACGGGACCAGGACGACGACGGCGAACGCGCCCTGGTCCAGGTATACGCCGGTTCTTGTGTTCTTCGGGAAGTCAACGGCAACGGTTCCGCATTGACAAGGATCCGGGACTTCTCAGAGACGGAAGCTGTCCGCCAGATCCTGGAATCCAAGAGCCTTTCGATCTTGGATTTCGGGGACGTCACAGAGGCCAATTTGAGCCTGGAAAACAGGTGGATCAAACAGGCCATGATGCCCTTGGAATTCACCATCGCATCGGCCACACACGAAATTTTGCCCATCATCGAATCTGTCGAGTACACTGGACCCTAAGGAGGCCGCTACATGTCGGACATCAATCAGATCGTACAGGTCAACATCACCCGGCAGTCGGCTTCCGCAAGCCTTCCCGGATTCGGTGTCCCTGCGATCATCGCTCAGTTCCTCACTTCCAAGACCAGTGCCGCGTTCACCCGCACCCGGTACTACTACAGCACGGCGGAAATGCTTCTGGACGGATGGCAAGTCACGGATTCCGTCTACTTGGCGGCCGTGGCCATCTTCTCGCAGCCGGTCAAGGTCCCCAAGCTCATGGTTGGGCGCCTGGACTCTGGAGACGCATCGATCGCCGAAGGCCTGGACGCCATTCGCGCCGAACAGGACGATTGGTACGCCTACGGCATCGTGGGGCAGCGTGGCGTCAAGTTCACTCTGTCCACGGACCTGATCACTGGGAACGTGGTGGCATCGACCATCAACGGGATCACCGTTGCATCCGTCACCTACGCCACCAGCCACGCGGCCACCATGGAGGCATGGGGCACGGCGATCGAAGCCGCGATCCCCGGCGCCGTTGCCTCGGTTTCTGGCGATGAACTCACCGTGACCCATCCGTCGCTGGACCTGAACATCGCGACGGCCACGATCACTGGCGGCGCATCGGTGCCCACGGTGTCCTACTCCTACCCCCTGGACGCCACGAAGAAGAAGGCGGCCATGGCCTGGACCGAGCAGCAAAAGAAGTTGTTCTTCCTTGCCGATAGCGACGTGGCCACCTACGCCCCGGATACCGGTGTCGCTGGAACTGCCACCTTGGCGGAATTTGCCAAGCTGTCCAACTACGAACGGGCTTCGGTTGTCTTCCACACGGACAACACCCAGTATCCGGAATTCGCATGGATGGGCAAGGAACTCCCCTACGATCCGGGACTCCGTACATGGGCGTTCAAGACCCTGACCGGCGTGACTCCCAGCATCTTGACCACGGGACAGGAGAATCTGGTCCGGGGCAAGAATGCCAACGTCTACACGACCACCGCGGCCGTGTCCAACATGTACGCCGGCACTTGTGCCAAGGCTTCCACGTACATCGACGACGTTCGGGGCCTGGACTGGCTGGACACCACGATCAAGCTGGACCTGTTCAACACGTTCACCTCGTCGGGCAAGGTGCCGTTCACGGACGCCGGAATCCAGAAGCTAGTAGGCATCCTCAAGGGATCCCTGGCCAAGGCCGTCACGGCTACCGTCCTGGACGAAGGCTACACGGTCACATATCCCAGGGCTGCCGACGTTTCCGCAGCCGACAAGGCCGCCCGGCGCCTCACTGGCGTGTCGTTCCAGGCCATTCTGGCCGGGGCCGTCCATTCCATCATCATCAACGGCACCGTGTCGGCCTAAGGAGAAATGACCCATGGCAGATAGCAGCATCAAGACGATCAACATCAAGAAGCTCAATGTCATCTGGGGGCCCGTCATCATGCACGGGTTCGCCGACGACATCGTGGAAGTCGAACAGCCGGAAGACGACGTGGAAGTGGTGACAGGAGCCGACGGCGAAGTCACACACACCATGCTGCAGGCGCGGCATGCCAAGGTCACCGTGACCCTGAAGCAAAGTTCCCTGACCAACACGGAACTTTCCGCCTATCGCATCGCGGACCACCGTTCCGGCGCCGGAATCTTCCCGTTCACGGTCCAGGACGGATCGGGCACCACGCTGTTCTTTGCCCCAGCGGCCCGGATCATCAAGGCGCCCAATATCAAGTTCGCCAAAAGCGTGCAGGACTACCAGTGGGTCTTTGGAACTGGGCCCGCCGAAACCTTCATCGGAGGAAACTAAGACATGGCCACCCCCCGGCTTCCACAGGAAATCAGTCTCAACGGGAAAGACTTCAAGATCTTTCCCTCCCTCACTGTCTGGGTTCAGGCGGCGATTCAGAAGAACATCGGCGCCCTGTTCGTCGGTGGTGCCGAAGGGTTCGAAGCATTCAGTGACGAAAAGTTCATCGGCACCCTTCAGAAGCTTCTGGGATCTTGCGTCTGGATGGAGCTGCAAGACGACGGGACGATCAAGCCCCGGCAACTGTCTGAAAACCAGAACGTGGAAGACTGTTTCCAGATGGACACGGGGACCATGTACCTGTTGGCCTTCGAAGTCTTGAGGTACAACAAGTTCCCTTTTTTCGAGAAGCTCGTTGCTATTGGAAAAGAGAAGCTGGGAACAAGTGGCTTCGCAGGGCAGTCGAGCAACGAGAAAAAGACGCCGGAGCAATCGGGAACCTTGGAGAGCTAGACCCAGACCTTGCCGCGGAGTATCCCATTTGGAGGATCATCCGGGCAAACCAGGGCGTGACGCTTTCTGACATCGAATACTGGACGCTGGAAGACGTGGACAAGTTCAATGCGCTCATGGATATGGACGAGGACCACAATGCAGCATATCGAGCCTACCTGACACCTGAACCCAAGGAGTAGCGACGTGGTTGTTCAAGAGCTGATCGCCAAACTCGGGTTCGACGTGGACCAGGGGGGCATGAAGAAGGTCGACAACGGCCTTTCTTCCCTGATCAAGCAAGTGGGGCTTTTGGCCGCCGCCTGGAAGGCCGTGGGCCTCGTAATCGACAGCGTCAAGGGTGCGGCGAACCTGGAATCCATGAACGCCGAATTCGAGGTGATGCTGGGCAATGCAGACGCGGCCCGGTACTTGGTCCAGCAGATTCAGGGCATGGCCGCCGCGACCCCGTTCGAGACGGCTGGGCTCGTTGCCAACGTCCGCATGATGATGGCTTTCGGTCAAACGGCGAATCAGGCCATGGGCGCCTTGAAGTTCCTTGGCGACGTGGCCGGCAGCTCCCAGGAGAAGCTGGACCGCCTGACCCTTGCCTATTCCCAGGTCATGGCGACCGGAAAGCTGCAGGGCCAGGACCTCCTACAGTTCGTCAACGCCGGATTCAATCCGCTTCAAGTCCTGTCGGAAAAGACCGGCAAGTCCATGGCCCAGCTCCGCAAGGACATGGAGAAGGGCGCCATTTCCGCCGACATGGTCCGGACGGCCTTTGAAACCGTCACGGGTCCCGGTGGCAGGTTCTTCGGCAACATGGAAAAGCAGAGCCAGACGCTCAACGGCCTCTGGTCTACTATGGTCGACAACATCACGATCCTGATGGCCGAACTGGGTGGGAAGCTGGTCCCATTTGTCAAGGAGGTGGTTCGGGGCCTGATCGACATGTCGGACGCCATCGCCGGGGCCTATAGGCAGCTTGGAGACTTCTTCGGGCTCATGCTGTCCGACGGCCTCACGGCTCAGGACACGGCGAACGGAATCGCTACGGCGTTCATGACGATCGCCGATGTCATCATGGCCGTGGTGACTGGGTTTCACGGGCTCAAGATCGTAATCGACGGGCTCATGGGCGTAGTGTTCGGGTTCCTTGGGCTCATTGCGGCCCTTGCCACCTCAATCCTAGTGATCCCCTTGCGAGTCCTGGCATGGATCGAGGACAAGCTGGCCATGCTCCTGGCCAAGGTCGGACTGTTCCGTAGCCTGATTCCTGGACTGGCCACAGATGCCAAGGACGCCCGGAACGCCTCCGACGCCATAGCCACCCCGGCCAATGTACTTCTGGACATGGCGGGCCAGTCATTTGGCGCCGCAGGTGCAGGGGGCTCCAAGTTCCTGGAACTGGCTTCCATGATCGGTGGCTCCAAGAATGCCGCACCAGGGACCAAGCAAAGCCTTACAGCCGACATCCTTGCAGCTTTGGCAGGTGGGCGCCCAGTGACAAACAACTACGTGAACACAGATATCACGATCCATGCCGAAGGTTCCATGAAGGACATTCTCCGGGAACAGGCCAACGACATCATCGGCACTGCGGTCCTGGCAACTAGGCTCAAGGCGGCCGCCGTATGATGCTCCCAGCTTCCCTTTTCTACCGGGTCGACGGATACTTTGTCGGCAGCATCAAGTTCGACCTTGAGATCTCGGAAAACCACAGCATCGAGGCCCAGGTTTCCGAGCATCCGATTGAAGACGGCTCCATCGTCTCGGACCACGTGCGCATTCTCCCGCGCAAGGGCTCCATCGTGGGCCTTGTGACCAATCACCCGCTGGTGTCTCCTACCACCCCGCTCCCTGCTGAGTTCGTGGAGAGGGTGACAAGGATCGGGCATCCCGGGTGGCTCCAGTCCCTGGCGAACCAGTACAAGACGGAAGAGCCCCTCACCGCCAAGGACTTCGAGTCCATTCCCCGCTTGACTCCTGGCGAAAACAACCGCGCCCGGAACGCCTGGGAACTGTTCAAGCAGCTCGTATCCAATCGGCAGCCGGTCACCATCATGACCGGCGTCGAGAAGTACGCCGATGTCATCGTGACCAAGGTGTCCACGTCTCGAGAGGCCAGAACCGGGGACGCCTTGCGCTTCGCCGTCGAGTTCCAGGAGATCAAGTTCGTGACTCTCACGGAAGTCGTGATTACGGCCGCCACCAAGTCGCCTTTGCCCAGCGTGCCTGTGGCCAAGGCTTCCAAGGGCAAGACCGGCGGCAAGCAGTCCAGCGCCCAGAAGGTTCCGAACAAGGCGCCAAACGGCTCCATTCCATCCGTAGGCACCCGATGATCCAGATTCCCCTTTTCAACAAAACAGAAGGCGACTGGGAACAGAAGATTTCCCTCGGGGACCAGGAGATCATCATCCGGATCCAGTGGAACCCACGGTCTCAGATGTGGTTCATCGACCTGGACGACCAGGACGGCCATGTAGTCCGGTCCCGGAAGCTCTGCACCCTCTGGCCCGTCTGCTACTCGCACCGCGCCTTGTTCCCCATCGTCGGGGATTTCGTTCTCATGCCCGAAGTGTCGCCGGCGCCCGACTATCCGACGTTCGAAGGCCTTGGCACTACCCACAACCTCTATTGGCTAGACGCCGACGAGCTGACGACATGGGAGGCGGCACTTGGCATCTGATTTCCAGGCGACTCCGATCAAAGCATGGGAACGGCAAATTGAACTCGTGGTCTATGCACCTAGCGATGTTTCCAGCGCCGCCATTCTCCTGCAGGGCGGCCAGGAATTCGGGCTTCGGGTGTCCGACCTCCACATGGATTTCGACGTCACACGGTCCCAGGTCTACAGCGCCAACGTGGCCGAATTCAAGGTCTACAACGCTTCGGAAGCTACACGGAAACTGATGGCCGAGCCCGGGAAGCGCGTCCGCTTTTCCGCTGGCTACCGGGACATGGGCGGCCCTGTCGGCATCTTCTGGGGCTCGATCCTCCGTGCCCCAAGTTCCAAGGTCGGCCCGGACTGGGTGACCACGATCACCGCGGTTTCCAGCCTCACGGAAGCCACGGGCACCCTGGACATTGCCAACAGCCGCAAGAACAAGCTGGCCCCGGACCAGAAACAGGAGCTTGTAAACCAAGCTGTAAACCGGATTCCCCTCGTTCTGAACTACGGCCCCGACGCCCAGGCGAAAGAGATCATCCGGACCATTGGGAGCCAGACGGGCCTCGCCGTCAACGGCCTGGAAGACATGCCCGATGTCCTATTCCCCAATGGCTGGACCTACGTCGGCGGGGTTCGGGGCGCACTGGACACCTTGGCAAAGATGCTCCGGGCTTCCGGATTTTCCCTTGTCGCCGGCAATACGTCGATCCTTGTCACCCCGCTATCCGGAACCAGTCTTTCGGTGACCGCGGCGTACTTGTCCCATGAAACCGGGCTCATCGAAGTCAAGCCTACAACCGACTTGAACATCCCGCCCAAGCTGGACAAGAAGGGCAATCGGATCGTGATGCCGGAAACCTATGAGTTCAAGGCCCTTTTGAGTCCGAAGATCACGCCCAATTCCCTTGTGGAATTCGATACCCCGCAGGTAAAGACCTCGATGCTTGTTTCCGAGTGCAAATTCATCGGGAACAACTACGGCGGGGACTTCCACGTGTCCGGCAAAGGTGCGGCATGGACCCGCGGTGCCGCCGACACCTTGAGGAGGGCGTAAATGGACGACATGCTGGAATCCCTGGAACTATGGCTCCAAAGCCGCATGGAAGATGTCCATACGATGCTTCCCGGTACCGTGCAGTCCTACGACCCAGACACCAGGACGGCCGTCGTCAAGCCGTCCGTGAAGCTGCGCACGATGCACGGGGACGTCCTGGACATTCCGCCCATCGCCTCGGTTCCTGTCGTCTGGCCCGGCTCCAACGACTTCACGGCCATGTCCAAGGACCTGCCCAAGGGGTCCGGCGTCATGCTCCTGTTTTCTGAGGCATCCCTGGGCAACTGGCAGCGCGGTTCCCAGGATGCCGCAGCCGACGACGAGACAAGGCACTCTCTCCAGGACGCAGTCGCCGTTCCCGGCCTCTGGTCCATGCGTCGGGTCCCTGGACACGAATTGTCCGTGGCTGATTGGGGTGTGTGTTCCAGTTCTCTCGAGATCGGGGGGACAAAAAGCGGCTTGGTGTCCATCAAGAACCAGACGACGGATCTCCGGGAAGTGTTGGAGGCCTTGCAGGGGATCCTTCCCACCATGGACCTGCAGCTCACGGCCCTGAATGCCCTTGTGCCGGGCTACGTGTCCCAGGCCGTTGATATCGGGGCGGTGCTCACCAAGATCAAGGGACTACTAGCATGAACCTGCAGCTTGGAAACCAAGCAATCCCGGAACTCATCGGCGTCCTTGGAGATGGGTATCCTAAGATCATTGGAACGCTGGACGAAGGAGCCTACCTGCTCAGTGGGTCCTTGATAGATTCCGTGATCCACGACATCATCGTCATAGACGGCAATGTCCCTTTGTACAGTGGACTAGACCAGCGGATCGATTGCATGCTTCGTACGTTCCGTGGCGAATGGTGGCTGGATCCCACGATCGGGGTTCCCTACTTCGAGGAGATCTTGAAGAAGAACCCCGACATGTCTGTGGTCCGACAGGCATTTGCGTCCGTGATTCTATCGGTCCCAGGGGTCCAGGAAGTCACGCGCCTAGAAGTCAAGTTTCTACGGTCTTCGCGGAGTCTCCGTGTAAATTTTGAGGTCAAGGGCACAGACGCCATTCCGGCATCGGGCACCTCGGAGGTATCGGTTTGACAACGTTCGTAGATGCTACCGGCTTCCGCCGCCCGACGTTTCAGGAAATCCGGAAACAGGTTGAGGCACAGTTCACCGCGGCCATTGGCGCCGGGATTGACCTCACGGCGACCGGACCCTTCGGCCAGATCGTCGCCAACATCACGGCGTGGGCCGATTCCCTCTTTGCCGGTGTCCAGGACACCCATACCCAACAGGACCCGGATCAGGCATCCGGGATCTTCCTGGACGAGGCGTGCTCCAAGGTCGGCATCTACCGACTTCCGGCGACCCCTGCCTACGCCAATGACGTCCTGCTCTGGGGCGATTTTGGTGTCCCTGTCACGGTTTCCACAGGCTCCAAGGCCAAGAGCGCCACGCAGCCGATGTCCTACAGCCTCCAGTCTGACGTAGGCCTTGGCGCCTCGTCCACGGGCCCATTCCGGGCCGTACGGATGTCCGGCATCTTCACCACGGGAAACGTGCTCTCCGTGACCTTGGACGGGACCACCTACACCTACACCGTCCTGATCACGGACACCAACGCCACCGCGATTCAGGCACTTGCCGCCGTGGTCAATGTCGGCGCCTTCACCGGTGCGGCATCCTTGGAAGTAGTGTCTGGATCCAATTACCTGCGGATCGAGGGCGACGGGTTCCTGCTGTCCGCATACTCCGGGCACTGGACCCCGTACCAGGAAGCCCAGGCCGGGACCTTCGTTGCCGACCTCTCCCAGGTCCAGGCGATCCCTGCCCTGACCCTGGACACCATCCTGACGCCGGTTTCCGGGTGGATCTCCGTCGAACAGCCCGCGGCCGGGATCGATGGGACCGACGTGGAGTCGGATGCAAGTCTCCGGGTTCGCCGGGTGCCGGGCACCAGATCCGGCACAGGCACCGAAGACGCGATCAGGGAAGCCATCTACCGGGTTTCTGGAGTGTCCAGCGCCCTCGTTGTTTCTAATCGCACGGACGCCGCCGATTTCGAATCTCGGCCTCCCCATTCCGTGGAAGCCATCGTGTCCGGGGGCAATGCTGCAGACGTCGCCGCTGCAATCTGGTCCACGATTGGCGCCGGCATCGCCATGTACGGAGGGACCACGGTCCCCGTCATCGGTGCTGACGAAAAGCCGCACGACGTCAAGTTCTCGATTCCGAACCCCCAATATGCATGGGTCCGGGTGCTCTCCATCGTGGCGGACACCGACGCAGGCCCGGAAGCCGGGTACCAAGCAGCCATCGCCGCGGCTGTCGTGGAATACGGGAACCAGAACTTCGGCCTTGGCGACAACTTCAACTACCAGCGCATGTTTGCCCCTGTTCTATCGGTCCCTGGAATCGGATCGGCCACCATCACCATCGCCGTGACTGCCACAGAAGGCGGGTCCCCGTCCTATGCCGCGGCAAACATCCCCGTGGCATCCAGAGACTACCTGTCCTTTGCCACTAGCCGGGTGGTGTTCACGTGACCGCGGTTCCTCAGATGCAGCAGATCGCGGACTACACGGCCCTTCTGGAACCCCGTGTCCTGTCTCAGTACCATCAAGCCAAACGGCTTCTTGGAATCATGGAAGCCGGGACCCTGCAGGCAGACGAGATCGAGGAAGCCATGTTCCAAGTGCGGAATGGCTTCTTTTTGGCCACGGCCGTCGGGGTGCAGCTGGACACCTTGGGCAAGATCTACCGGGAATCCAGAAACGGACGGACGGATTCCGACTACCGGGACGCTATCCGCCTACGTGCGGCTACGGCGATCAGTGGAACCCCGGACGAAATCATCCTGTTCCTCAAGAACTTCGTCGCCGGAGCACCCACGGACCTCGAGTACCAGCCGGAATACCCCGGGAAGTACGTGATTCTGACTTCCGACGACTCCTTTTCAGCCGGTAGCTTGGATTCCGTTTCTCCGGCCGGTGTCAAGGGCATGATGGGGGATCCGATACTTGACGGGAACTTAGACCCACTGCGCGACGGCTACGGGAACATCATCTACAGTGTGAGGGAATAAAATGTCCGACATCACAGGGAACCAGACAGTTCGTATCCGGATGCCAGTGGCCACGGCCGCCGAAATCGACGCTGCCAAGAAGAAGGGTGTCTTCGGATTCGACACGACTGCAGGGACCGTCGCCGTGTGTCCGGCCGACGGTGCGAACTTTGTGCGTCTAGGCCTCCATCCTGCAGATGCCCCGGCCGCCACGTCCTTGGGCGGAACGGACCTTGTTCTGATCGTCCAGGGCGGCGTTCTCAAAAGAACCACAGTTGCCGACCTCTCCGGCGGTGGCGTCTGGCAGCCTCTAGACGCCGACCTCACGGCCATTGCGGCCCTGGCCACGACTTCCTTCGGACGCAGCTTACTGACCCTGGCCGATGCTGCAGCCGCTCGGACATCCATCGGCGCGACTTCTAGTTCCGATCTGGCCGGATACCAGCCCCTGGATTCCGATCTCACGGCCATTGCGGCCCTGACCACAACCTCTTTCGGCCGTAGTCTACTGGCGATGGTGGACGGTCCTGCAGTCCGTGCGGCCATTGGCGCCGGCACAGTGGAACCTGCGGATCTTGCTTCCTACCAGCCCCTGGACGCAGACCTCACGGCCATTGCGGCCCTGACCACGAACGCATTTGGACGCGGACTCCTTCCACTTGCGAGTGCCGCCGCGGTGCGTAGCTACATTGGCGCCGGAACGTCCAGCTTCTCGGGTTCCTACACCGCCTTGTCCAGCATTCCCGCTTCCATCGACGCCATCGACGGGCTTACCCCCGCAGCGGACAGGATCCCATACTACACGGGGGCCAGCACCGGGGCGCTCACGGCCTTGACTGCATTCGCCAGGACGCTTCTGGACGACGCAGATTCCGCCACGGCGCGGACGACGCTGGGAGCGGCGGCCACTGTCCACGACCACACGGCAATCACGGGAAGCGCCGCCAAGCTCACGGCGGCCCGGACGATCTCTGCAACTGGAGATGCTTCGTGGTCCGTGTCTTTCGACGGATCGGCCAATGTTACGGCATCCTTGACGCTAGCAAACACCATTACGGCGGCCGGGCCCGTGGGCAGTGCGACAACTGTCCCGATCATCACCTACGACGCCAAGGGGCGCCTGACAGTGGTGTCCAGTACCACGATTACCCCGGCATGGGCCAGTGTCACCGGGAAGCCGACGACACTTTCCGGATATGGGATCGCGGCGACGGACGTCACGGCGCAGCTTCTGTCGGGGTTTGTTGCTGGGTCCAACACGACGATCGCGGCGACGGATTCCATTTTGGCGGCGTTCCAGAAGGCCCAGGGACAGATTTCGGCTAGGGCACTGGCGTCGGATGTTTCGACTAACTATTTGCCTAAGCTCAATCCGACATACACCGGGACGTTGACAGGTCCTGTCGTTCGCGCCGAAGGCGACTGGTCGTCAGTCAATGGCCAAGTCGTCGCCGGAAAGGTTGGGCAGGCGGGCTACTACTCGATGCGGCGCGGATCCGACGGATCGCAGACTGGCGGCATTGGCTGGATGGCGTCGGCCACCGAATCCTCTGAGTTTCGCCATTCCGCAGGCGGTGGCGGCTCATACCAGACGTTCCTCAACAACGGTGTCGAGCGGCTTCGTATTGCTACCGACGGATCGCTGCTTCAGTCTGGGGTCGCCTTCCTCGATGCCAGCCGCAACATCACCGGGACCACGGTAAAAGGGCTCAACGCCGCGGGAGTCGGAATCCGCCCCGTTGTCGCCTTGGCTGATGGCACCTTTGACGACCAGGACGCCGCGGCGTTCCGGGGGACCATCGGGGCGCTGGCTTCCTCGAATCCAAACTTCACTGG